AAAATTTTCATAAATAGTGAAAATGCGCGAGGTCGCCGCCCCGTAATATGCCAGAGCACCGGAAAGGACCCGTGAAAATTTCGTGTTAAAGACGACTAAGCTGACTTCTCAGAGACACTCAGCCACTTGCTTTACCTGTTTGCGCGTAAAGCCTCGCCCAACCGGGTGGGGAGCAGTCAAGCAGTGATGTAATGCTGGAATCATGTGTGATGAAGCTGGTATTAAGCATCGCGTATAAAAAAACCAGCTGAAACGCCGGTTTTTTTATTTTTTATTTTTTATTTTTTATTTTTTATTTTTTATTTTTTATTTTTTATTTTCATTTTTGTATCTGACTGTCACCACTTTCTTCAATAAGAATTTTATGCAGACAATCTTTTATATACAACTTTTCTTTTTTTAGTCTAATAATTTCATTTCCACATCCACTTCCAATATTTTGTTCTAGCCTTGCGACTTCATGTTCCAGTGCATTATGTTTTTCAAATAGAAACTGAAAACGCTTATGTTCCTTTTTCAACCGTGAGATCAGCTCTCTGTATTCAGGAAACATATGCCCTCCTATTTTTGTTATTATTTTATCTAACAATTACACTTTTATACATCATTAAACCGGTTCAAAACTCTGACTACCAAGACGATGTTTACCCCATCCTATCTTATAGTCAGCGCCTTTCTTCCCGGCGATTAATTCAGCCTGTTCTCTTACAGGAAATATTCCTACCAAGTCCCATGGAAAACTTCGCCACACGCCCCAACCATAAACATACTCACCACAAACAGGATCTGATTTGAGATTATATCCAGTTAACATATTCCCTCCACATGTCTTACATACAATATGTTATTTTCACACGAATATAAATCTCAAACAGTTAATTAAAAAAATGTGCTATTGATCAGCTTCAATACATTGCTCTCTGATATATTCCTGCGTCCCTTCCAACTGCTTCTGCATCGTTGTCAGCCGTTCTCTGAGTATGAAATAATTTCGTTCAGCGGTGTCTGCCAGTCGGGGGCGGGCTGCATTATCCACGCCGGCGGAGGTGGTGGCTTCACGCATGACGCCTGGGCATCTGGCGTTGATGAGCAACTGGCGACGGCCAGCGGCAACATCGTTGCGAAGAACATCATTTTCAGCTTTCGCATCGTCTAACTCCTTAGCGTATTTTGCATCGAGTGCAGCAACATCACGCTGGCGCTGCTGCATGTCAGTAATGGTCGCGTCCGCCAGCTTCAGTTCTCTGGCTTTATTATCGCGCTGCGTTTTGTAAGTAATGGCGTTATCGCGGTAATGGTTTGTTGCCAGCCACAGCACACCGATGGCCACCAGTAGCATAATAATCACTACACCCAGAACACGGTTCATATCACCACCAGCGGATTGCCCAAACCAGAACAGCAATTACCACAATACGAATGGCAAAGGCTGCTACTCTTGTTAAATCCAGGCTGGCCGATGTTTCCACTTCAATGCCTTTCATAATGGATAACCTCAGAAAGAGTTTTTATACTTCCTCAAAGAGCAAGCACCTTCCCACCCATATTTTCCCCTTGCCTTAGCCAAGGTCAAAAAATGCCCCTCCGGTTATCGTAGCACTCGGGGGTTTTAATTTTATTCACTTTAATTTTGCCAGTTAGCAGGATTTCGTGTTTTCCACTCACACCAGACAACGTCATTTTTCAGCAAAATATTCTGCTTATATGTCGATACCCCAACACATCAGTGCGCTTTCCTGGTCACGTCGTGATACCTGACCGTAGCACTTGTTTGAACGAATACGGCAGTCCCTGCCGCCGTCATATATCCATCGACGGATTTCAGCACATGCACCTTTGCGGTCACCTGCGTTCAGCCTCCGGTAGAACGTTGAGGTGAAGCACCTGCCGGGGCCAATATTGTACGGACAGAATGATGCTATCCCCGCTTTCTGCGGTTCAGTCAGCGGTACTCTGATATTTCTCTCGACCCAGGACAGCACCTTGTCACGTTCTGTGGCATTTACCTGGTCGCATTTCGCCTTTTCCAGCGTCATGCCCTGAATGACAGGCTTACCATCCACCATCGTGGCACCACGGCAGATGGTCCATATTCCTGAACCATCACGGTACGCCGTCAGATGATTTCCCTCTTTTTCATTAAGGAACTGATCGAGGATTTCTGGAGCTGATACACCGGCAGCAATCAGCGCCAGAACAGCCGCACTCAGTGTTGCCCGTCGCATCATTCTCCCCTTGCGGCCCTGCGCCGGTCCTCTTTAATCTTGAAGTACAGATTAGTCAGGTACGTCAGCAGGCCAAACAGCAGGCTGCCAATCACCCCGATTGCCGTCCACTGGGATGGCGTCACCTTATCCAGCATCTGAAACAACCAGTAACCTGTCCCTGCTGCCGATGAACTGTAGGACATACCTGTTGAGATTTTGTCCATCTGAAACACGCCCTCACCTCCCAGAGTGTCATGGAAGCATTAATGCGATATATAAATGGAATACACCGACTGAGAAACAGCCGGTGAGATACGGAGGGATTACGGCAGAATGGTGACCGGCTCTGGTTTCGCCGGGTCTGCCTGAGGAGTGGTTTTTCCGTCTGCCTGTTTATCCGCCTGCGGCTTGCCTGCCAGCTTATCCATCACCTCATCAACGTAAGCGTCAATTTCAGCTTCAAATTTCTTTCGGACCTCGTCCTTCAGGGCCTTATCCACCCCGGTAGAACGAAGCGCCTGCTTCACCATATCTTCTGTCAACAGTTCTTTTATTTCCGGCATAACACGTTTCCTCTTTTATCTCTTTTTATACTGACTTTCAGGGCAGAGTCTGGTTATTCATCTGTGGCGCCGCTGGCTGAACTTTGTTGTTCAGCTTTTCCTGCGCAGCATCATCAATCTTTTTGCGCACATAGTTGCGAATAACTTTATATCCACCGCTGACCAGATACAGCGTGCAGACAGCCGTAGTGAAGTACAGCATTATCAGATGTAAAAATGTCATAATAATTCACCATTATTTACTTTTTGATGATTTCTTTATAAAAAAGAGCGGCATGCTTTAGATTTGGACTAATGAGCCAATACATCCCGCCAGTTATCCCGTAACTCCTCCTGTTCCTGGCGGGATTCTTTTTCTACTTAGTTCTTAGGCATGTTTATCCCAACAGACAATAATTCAAATTCAGCGTTGTACGTCGGACCCGCTGTAATACCACTCAGGCAGAAGGTATCTTCATCTACAGTTGCCGGGCTGTTCGACAGTTCGAAAGGTGTGCCACGGACATTATCAAGGACAGGAGTAACCTGCGTGCTGTTATTGCCCGGAAACAGGAATTCCAACGAGTGCCATTCGTTATTAAATGCACCAAAACTACCAATATTTACATACTGTTTTTTATGATATATCAGATTAAGGTTCTGGGTATCAGTCTGAAGGTAGAATGCCAGGAGCGACGGACTCGTTCCTGCTACAGTACTGTCCGCAAACACAATCCCCTGTGGCACAGAAGAGACAGGAATCTTCCAGTAAATCCCGAAAGCAAACTGATTCGCAACCAATTCCCCTGTCAACTTAAACCGGCAGCTAACTTTACCACCGTGCAGCAGAAGGTCAGTAGCCCCCTGTATCGCATATGACATGCTCCATGCATTTTTTTCCTGCTTGCTGAATGTGAGTGCTTTTCCACCAGACGCCGAAGCATCATCAATTACCGTCGCCGATCCGCCCATTACCGTCCATCCGGACTGAGGTTCAGGTACCCCCTCTTTAGCGAGATAACTTGCAACCAGTAAGAGACTTTCTCCTGAAGGATCCCCGCCTGGCTGTTCTGGCTGCGTTGTATCACCAGCCTCTATATCAGGCGTTACCGGTGCATCCGGGCCCACTCCATCAATAAACTCAGCGCCTCTCCCACTATGCACAAGGATGGCTGCCGCCAGACGATCCGAGACTACGCCACGCCGTGACCATGAACTGAAATGACTGCTGCGTTGCGCTGACGTCCAGTTCCCCTTCGCCCGCGAAGCCGCACCATAATAGCCAGCCGCAGGAATGTCCGGATCTTCTGCCGGTTCATTGGTCGGCGTGTTTTCGCCATTGTCGCCCGTCATTAACGGTACGAAGAATATGTTCTGAGTCTCTTTACCTTTGTACCCACCGTATATCGTCTCATATTTGTCAGCGTTGAGGCTCTTCCAGTAATACGTCGTGTCACCACAAATCCAAGGCACCGTACCGGCACTTCCACCCACACACTGCGCAGAATATGAAGCCAGATCAGTCCTGAACTGCTGCACCATGGAAGCAAACAGTGCACCGTGCTGCTGGCTGTTATCGGTAATATCATTTACACCCTGCATCCAGCACACCGCCAGCAGCCTATTTTTTGGGTTCTTCTCAAGCGCAGCTTCTGTTCTGCTGAGCAGATCCTGATATAAAGGCTTACCCACTCCCCAGCGGGTTGCGTCTGCCGATGCACCAGACGTTTCGCTGAAGGTGCCATCATTCCCTGCGGTGAAAGCTGAAGCCCCCCGGCAGCAGGGAACAAGAAGTATCCCGGCATTCTGTGGGATGTAAGGCAGCAGTTTTTTGGCGATATGCAACCCCTGACCAACGGTTCCATATTGTCCCTTCGTCAGGTCTGCTCTGGGGTGATTAAAACCGCTCATATCCTGAACATCATGCAGGCAGTGGTCTGCCGGAATGATATCGTTATAAGAACAGGCTTTACCACCCGGCGTAACCGTACTACGCCGCGCCAGTTGCTTAATGCGCGGATCAGGCCGGTCATAGGTTTCTGGTAGTGGCAGGCCTTCGCCATAAGACATGCCGTTCGACTGTCCGGCCAGAACAATGACATAGTCGAACGATGTCCCGTCAAAACCGGTGACATTCCCTTCCGCTATCACAGCCTGTACCAGAGTGTAAGGTGTAACGGCAACCGGACCACCAAGTGGTTGCCATCCTTCCATGATTTTTTGTGTTAGTTTTTCTGCAAGATCGGATGCAGAACAGCCCTGAACGACATCGTAATGTTTAAACGCCATTTATCCTCCAGTATAAAATCCGGACAATGGTGGGTAGGCAACAGGTAGTAATGCCTGACACACATACGCAGCAGGTGACCTGCCAAAAAAGAAACAGGCCGTGCTGTTGCCCGCCCTGTCAGATATTAATTAATATATGTCACTGCATAGGACACGTATTTTGCGAGTTTAATTCGCCTGCCCATGCGAGCTTTTTTTATAAGAAAGCCCCTCAATCGAGGGGCTTGTTTGCAATGGTAATGTAGATGATGTCGCATGGTGTATCCCAGTAGATTCTGTAATGACCAACCAGAACCCACACCTGCTTTAACGTCGGACCAAACCCTGTGGTCATTGTGCCCCTCCGCACAGGGGGATTCACCATGCGGAATTATTATTAACAAAACAGCGGGTAGTTTTCAAATAACCAATATAATAAAACGTGATGTTTTTAACATTTTTGAAAACCTGAACTTAAAATTACTATTTTATTATTTATATCAGGCATGACAACAAGTTTGGTTTTGTTTAGAACACATCAATCAACCAGATTTTATTTAACCTCATCTTATAACAAACAAAAATATCAGCTATCGATAAAAATATAATAAAAAAGCAAACACACCCCGACCGAACCAATAACTATCATCGCTAATGCCAGCATAAATAGTTGTTGTATGCTTATTTTTATAGATGAAAGATAACGTAGTAAAACATTCAACATACAGATGCTCACAAATATCTATGGAGCGATCAGCGGGAATTGAACCCGCATCTTCAGCCTGGAAGGCTGAGGTAATAGCCATTTATACGATGACCGCATGGTGCGCCATACTGGATTCGAACCAGTGACCGATTGCTTAGAAGGCAATTGCTCTATCCAACTGAGCTAACAGCGCGTGGTGCCGACTACCGGAATTGAACTGGTGACCTACTGATTACAAGTCAGTTGCTCTACCTGCTGAGCTAAGTCGGCGTGATGGCCACTTCCTGGCTTGAACCGGCGACCTACCGGTTATAATCCGCTCGCTCTTACCACTGAGCTAAAGGGCCGGAAGAAAATAATACCCAGGACAAATAAATCCTGCAATATCAACTATCCCCCCCAAATATACCCCTAATATCATTAACAGTCTGTGCAAAACGTTCTGACTCGAGTTCAACGCCCACGGCCCGACGCCCAAGCGCCAGAGCCGCTTTTATTGTCGACCCCGACCCCATAAAAAAATCTGCGACTAAATCCCCCGGTTGGCTGCTGGCATTAATAATCTGCTGCAACATATCTGCCGGTTTTTCACATGGGTGCTTTCCAGGGTAAAACTGAACCGGTTTATGCGTCCAGACATCGGTATAAGGGACCTGTGCTGTTACACAAAAATATCGCCGAAGGCTTTTATACTCACCAAGCAGATCTGCGTATCTCCTGCTCAGTACGGAATATTCCTCCACCAGTTGGTGCTGTGGATGATCAAGTTTTCCGGTGTACTGTTTTTCCTCTGCGACACGTAAAAATAAAGCCTGTAGCTTCTGATAATCCGCTTTATTCGGTAACTGCCACTGGCTAGTTCCAAACCAATGTGACGTCATGTTTTTCTTACCCGTTGCATCAGCAATCTGTTTTGCTGTAATACCCAACGCATCGCGCGCATCACGAAAGTAAGAAATCAACGGAACCATGACATGCTGTTTTAGTTCCCGCCCCTTTGCGGTGTAGCCATCATTTTTAGGCTTATATGGCCCTTGATAATGCTCAGCGAAAAGAATACGTTCTGTAGCCGGAAAATACGCCCGTAGGCTTTCTTTATTGCATCCGTTCCATCGCCCGGGCGGCTTTGCCCAGATGATATGGTTAAGCACGTTGAAACGTTCACGCATCATGATCTCGATATCAGATGCAAGGCGATGCCCGCAGAACAGATAAAGGCTTCCAGCGGGTTTTAGTACCCGCCAGTACTGCGCCAAGCACCAGTCCAGCCATTTCAGGTAATCACCGTCTCCCTTCCACTGGTTGTCCCAGTCGTTGGGTTTAACTTTGAAGTACGGCGGATCGGTAACAATCAGGTCGATGTAGTCATCAGGCAAAGTCTGAATAAAATGCAGGCAATCAGCGTTGATTAGCTCAGCACTGTTTATTTTTACAGTATTTTTCATAGATCAGTAAGCATAACTCTGGTAGGCTCACACTGCTTTTGCGCTAAAGCAGTGGGCCGTGGTTCGCTTGTGACCAGAACGCATGAGCGAATGGCTGGCTGGTGCTACCAACACCCACCAGCCGCCCATTTCACTGCAATTGGCAGCCTTTAATTTCGTACTAGCTGAAGATCAGAGCACCGTTCAGAATGGTTTCAAATATTACTATTTCGTGCCTATATGACCAACTTTATCATTGTAAAGATACTTTTGCGTACGCGTTAGCAAATTTGTATAATATTCACTTTGCCATTAACAATGGAGCTATGACGTGGCAGCAAATGTTGAATTTGATTTCCCGAACTACTTTGAAGTAGATGAAGAAAAGTTAAGAAGAATTCATTCTATTCTTAAAAACAGACTACCAGAAGAACATAAAGACTCTATTAATTTTATTATAAAAAGATCTGATAATTTTATCTATCAAACCGAAAGCATCAATGACATAATTAAAGAGCCAAATGACTCCACTTCAAAAATTGATAGCGTAAAAATTTACCACGAATCTGAAGATTTAAATGTTGGAATATCATTAAGCAATAAAAATGGAGCTTCAATAAATGTATTAGGGGAAAATCGTGATGATGTTTTCCTTCTGTCATCGGAGCTAAAAGAATACATATCAAAAGAAGTTGCAAATATAAAAGGGATGAAATGGTTACAAGCAAAAAACATTCTATTCATAATGGTGATAATTTTTTTTGGATATGTAACGTATATTTTATCGACTATAAAAACAGTCGATGCAGATACGTTCAAATTAGCACTTGAAAGTACAAACCTCAATGATAAGCTTAACTACTTGATAAAAAAGGGGAATAAAGAATTGCAAATAGTAAAAATTCTGACCCCAATGTTTCTACTATTGTTAGCACTAGTTACAAGTCAACTCATATCTTTTGATAAAATAATAAATTTTATTTATCCTGTAAATATATTCCTCTTTGGAAAAGAGAAAACCCTTATTGAAAAAAAGAAAAGAAACAGAAGCAATATATTTTGGGTAATTTGTGTTGGAGGGGCTCTATCACTTGCAATTGCTTTTTTTAGCACTAAATATATGTAAAAATAAAAAGACAAGCCTATGATTAGGCTTGTCTTTTTATCTAATTAATGATGAAGCATTGATATACACCCGTCAATAAAACCAATAACTGTTTGCAAATCTTTTCTAATTGTTCCATCAGAACATTTTCTCTTTTTTGCGATTGCCCGCAAAGATAACCCCATTACGAAATGAGCAATAATCAACTCATATCCTTCAGGTTTATATTTACGTAACCGTGCTACACATCCATCAATCATAATCCCTTCATCATCGTCACATTGAATACGTGATTTCTTACCATGCGGTAACAAGCCTTTAAATCCTGCCGCGATTGGTTGCCAATCCACTCCGCTGTTATCTGAAGCGGCCCAAGCCCCCCAACGATCCATCACTTCATACATATCACGCATCAATTTTCTCCACAAAATCAGGCCAACACGCCAATTGCCAGCGCGCGATCGATAAAACGAAATATCAGCTCCAGTTGGGAGCCATACTTTTCTTCAAATGCCACGGTGTCCGCATGTAGCTCGTCGTGATGCTTTCTGCACAAAGGCAACACAAAGAGGTCATGCGCTTTTGTACCCATTCCACCCTGACCGTGGCCTATCAGGTGGTGGGGATCATCGGCGGGCTTTCCACAACATGCACACGGCTGCGTCTTAACCCAGCGCGTGTACTTCTCGTTAACCCATCGACGGCGTTTGGGGCGCAGCATAAAAGACTCCGGTGATTCCGGGTCAACCTTAAGCGCGACTACCTTTTTCGCTTTGTCCTGGACAATGCTGGTGGCCGGGACCGAGGGAACCAGGTCACTTTCACGGGTTACCGATTGGACTACTGGATCTGGCATTCTGAGGGCCTTACAGGCTGCGCTTTCCGGCAGAACATCAGCCAGTTGATAGCGAACCAGCCACCAGCACAGTTCCGGTAGCGTAACGACATGGTTATCATCGAAACCGAGATCCCGACGAACAACAGAAAGCACCCAGCGAGCACAGTTATCCGTTGCCATTGATTCCAGCCGTTCGGTGAACTGATCGCGCTGCTGGTTATCGCAATGCCAGCACAAACGGATCGCCCCTGAAGCGTGGTGCATTGTTGTTACGTGCCCGCTGTGCCAGTCAGAATGCGGCCACTGACAACCTTTCTCCCGAAGCAACCAACTTTCAAGGCTCTCTACTCCACCAGCTCGACGAATAACAGATTCATTGCGGAAAACCTCCCGAATAACGGGATCCTCAGCTAATGGTTGTGATGACGCCGGAACGACGCCACTGGCAAAAGATGAATAACGTTCCGGCTCTGGCTCCAGCAGGACACGCCCCTGCATAAACAGGGGCATCAGCTCTGAACCCGGTCTGAACAATACAATCCCCATACGCGGGGCAATTTCAGGAGTCAGTAACGCTCTCACGATTACCTCAATGAACGGTCTCAAGCAGCTTTAACAGCTCAGGGAATCTGGACTCGAAGAAATGTGGCTGAGTCTCGCGCGGATTTGCCGGGCTGGTGATGTTCTTGCCGAACATGCAGCCCTTCGCCGTCAGTGACCAAAATTTTTTAATGCCGTTGATTCCTGTTCGGCTGTATCGCTCACGATGTTCAACAATCCCCAGCTTCGCCAACTGGTGATATACCTGGTTTGCCGTTATGCGAAAACCGTGTTGTTTCAGCAGCGCACTCAGTGAAAGAGTTGGACGGCTGGAGCCATCCGGCGCGCCAACAGGAGCATCAATGGCATACTGCGGAGTCAGATTTGGTAGGCCAGCAGCCTCCTGGAGTTTCTGGCATGCGCCCAGCACCGATGAATTGGACAGGTTTAACTCTTTGCGCATAAAACCCAGCAGAATCACCCCCGCCTGTATCTTATCGGCAGCCATACCCGATGACTTTTCCGGAGCGCTCGTTACCTGGTCGAAGGTACGAATCACCTTCAAATGGAATGACGGGCTGATCCACATTGCATAGGAGTACACCAGTTCTTTGCAGACATACGTCCCCCGGTTATTTCCACCATGAATAACGCTTACCGGGTCCATGTTGACCAAGTTGCTAATTTGCAACTCGCTAATTAAGCGTCCTGTTTGCTCATTACGGAGCCAGAACGTGGGTTTATGTTTATCCCGAGAGCCAGCTGCACGGTGCAGATCATTAAGACTGTAACGACCATAAGCATCACGACGAACCTCGATACCATCAATGATCATCAAATTATTCATGCTTTGTTTCTCCTACTATCTGGCGGCTGCACCCGCCGTTTTTTCGTACCTGCTGATAGTTATCTCAACCTTCCCTTTCGGGATAACCGGCCCCCACTCCACCAGCATTCTTTTCACCTGACTATCGTCCTCCCACACACCCGCGTGGGTCAGCGCGTCAAACAACGCCTTGTTATAGTTGTCCAGATCGCGGATCCGGTTGTCCGGAGGAAAGAACACGATTTCCACTGATGCTGGCGCCGCCGTTGGTTTCGGTAGACGGCGTAATTGCTCAATGATGGCTTCGCACGCTGCACTCTGGAATTTACGCCCTACCGCACTTATCAGGTTTCGTCCTGCAAACGGTCCTTTATTGGGATGCCGCCAGTAAGTGTTCACGCTGGGCGGAAATGGCAAAGTCAGTTTCATACCTTCACTCCCCGCTCATGTAGCCAATGGACCGCACGTAATTTCGCGTTCTCTTCGTTGGCAAGTAATGCGCGGATAATCCCGGCGGCTTCGTTGTCCTTCACTGTTGTGTGAAGCGTTATTCCCCGAGCCACACCACACTTTATCGTTATGACGCCTTTTTTCTCCAGTGCGCGGAGCTGTTCCACAGCAGCATTCACCGAGCGGCAACCCGGCATGGTGGCGAGTTCCTGATTAGTTGGCGGAAAACCACGCTCTTTCTGGTAAGAAATCAGCATAGCCAGCACCTGCTGCTGGCGTTGGGTTAACACAGTCATTCGGCCCCCACATAATTCCCTGACAGATACCATCCATCAGCCGACACAACGATCCTTTTGCTTTTACGTAAACACCGCTCACGGCGTTGCAGGAATTTGTTTCGCTCCGGCTGAGAATGGCTCTCGCAGAATGCCTCCATCCAGACCGTTGCTGCGCGTCGGTAGAGCCCCTTCGACTCAAGCTCTTCGGCCCTACGGGTCAGCCGCAAAATCACCCGGGGGTCGTTGGTGCCGGCATAGCAATTCCGCACCGGTTTGGTTGCAGCGATTGGTTCCTCGTGCAGTGCATAATGCCTGTGTGTCTCACCTTCGTAGCGATGAGCAACGCGCCCGCTCTGGCGTAACTTGCTTGCGGTCTGTAAAACGCACCGCCGCGGATAGCCTTCAAAAGCGTTTGCGATGTCGCTGGAAGTGCAGCCAGGATTTTCCTCAATAAATTTTTGAACATCTGCCATTAGACTCATACTCACCCCCTGAACCCTGCCGGGACCTGGCTGTAATCCACGCTGTCGTAGTTGGACTTGAAAAACGGATCTTCACGGTGTTCACCGCGAGCAACGTTGGCTGGCGACAGGAGCAGAGATAACTCGTCCCACTTTTCCCGTAACTTAGACGGACTAAGCACTTTCCGGCACCAGAACGGGTCGCGGCTGACCCTGCTATACATCTCGCAGATTTGTTTGTGAGTACGCCCGTCCTGAACACACATCAGGCGGATTTCGTTTGCCCAGGCCGTCCAGTTCGGTTCTTTCGGACGAACCAGTTCACCGTCACTCTCGGCGGCCTGTTCGTACAGGGCGATGATTTTTTTCCAGAGCCATTGCGCGCAGGTCAAATCTGCCTGCGTTCCCCACTGGCGCTTTTTGTGGCTGAACACGACAGCGTCCGGATGCCGGGTTAAAAACGCCTGGTCAGCCGTCTGCTTGTCCAGTAGCGAAGCGTCCGGACGAGAAATGTTTTTATCTGACGGATCAGGTTTTAATACTGACGGATCGGGGTCAACCATTGCCCCCCTAACCCGGGCATTGTTATCAACCGTTGACCCATCAAAATTTGAGGGGTCAATTTTTGACGGGTTAATCATTGAGGGATCAAAATTTGACGGGTCAGTTTTTACCCGGTTAACTTTTCTTTTCGGTCTGTATGCTTCACGTGCAGCAGCCGCTGCAGCTTCGAGCTTCTCGACATTGATTTGATAGATATTACTCAGATTGCGACCACCTGC